ATCGATTATGTCAAGAAGAACTTTAATGGATACGATATCACAAAGAATGCTGCGACTGATGATCATAACTATAGTTACCTTCAATACGAGTTACAAACATCTCAGAAGAACTGTATTACTAAGCTAAAGAAAGCTACTACTCTAGAAGAAGCTACTACATCTTTTATGAATTCGTTTGAACGTCCTAAGGCAGAGTATGCACACTTAGACAGACGTATTAATTATGCTAATCAGGCCAGAGCATCAATGAATGGTGCAACGGTACCTACCAGATCGACAGGTAAGAATCAAACAAATGGTTAATCTTACAGATTTCTTAAACACAAATATTCTGACGTCTAATACAGAACTGTCAGCTATTACGTCTGGTGCATTGAGTATCATCGATGGTATAATCAATACCTCTGACTTGTCACTAGCTAATACACTTGCTGACTTCGTAGCCGGCGGTGATCAAGCTGTAACTAATTTAGTGTTGTCATATGATCAATTAAATGTTCTAGAGAGTGATCAGTCGACTACATCAACTCTATATGATCCAGTACTAGTATCTATTACTTCTAATGCTGAGTCTGCAACATTTGCACGATCAGATCCTACCAAGGTCACTGAGCCTGCAACGACTCAACCTAATAGCATTGCAATCACTCCTACAGGTACAGAGCCACCATCTGCATATCGTGGTCAGTATCCATATGTTCATACTGAACAGTCAGAATCTGGTCATATCAGAGAAGTCGATGATACACCAGGTCACGAAAGATTATTTGAGTATCATAAGTCTGGAACATATACTGAGATTGCTCCTGATGGTAGGCGAGTTCTTAAGGTAGTCGGTGACAACTATTCTATCGTTGCTATGAATGAACACATATACATTGAAGGTTCATCTGACGTTTATATTCGTGGTAACATGCACGTCACTTGTTTGAATGATGTCAAGCTTGATGTCGGTGGTCGGCTAGAGATGAACGTCAATGAAGACATCAGAATGAAGGGTAAATCTATCAGCTTTGAATCTACGACAGGTGATATTAATATATATTCTGCTGCTAATACTAATATGCGTTCTACTACTGGATTAAACATATTCTCTGATAAGAATATAGCATTAAAGTCTACTGAGAATATGGATTTACTTGCCATCAAGAAACTAGCAATTGGATCCACAGAAGATATGAATATCCTATCCATGGCTAGTCTAGCTATGCAGTCTAAAGACGAGATGAACTTGACTGGTGGTAAAATGTTCATGGAATCATTTGACACGTTTAATCAATATGCATCCGGTAAAATGGCGCTATTTACTGGATCAGATATGAATCTTAAGGCTGGTGGATCTTGGATCACGTCTGCCGGTAGCAGAGGAAGTATCAAGACTGGATCAATACTATCCATGGATGGATCTGCATTCTTAACACAGAAAAAATTATCAGCTGATGCATCGACTGCAGCAGGTACTATTGATGCTATTGATGCAGTATCTGCAACTGACTCTAAGAAGACAGGGCTTGCTGCTGCTATCAATAGAGAGTCTACGACTGTTCCATCTATCGCTGAAAGCATTGTACAGGGTCTTGATGATGATCCAGAAGCTTCAGCCGCTGCAATTAAAGATGCTGTAGCTTCTGGTCGAATTACTCAAGAAGAGGCAGATGCATTAGAAAAAGAAGCTGAAGCAACAGGAACAGAAGATACTAGTCCTGCTCCTAAGATCAATCCTACTGCAAAAGATGCTAAGGATATTACATCACTTCCTGATACTTCTATCTCATCGAGTCTTCAACTATCAGCGCGATATAGACTTGCAGACTTAACGTCTCCTGGGCCAATCTTCAAGTATCAATTGATCTCGCAGAATGGTAGATCAAAGGCAGCCTTGGCCGGCAACCTTGCACTCCTTGCAAGAAACTGTATTGAACCTATTGCAACAAAGTATGGTCCTATTCGGATCAACTCAGCCTTTAGACAGCAAACAGGTAATAGTCAACATGCTAAGGGTATGGCTACTGATATTACATACGGCTCACGTAGTATAGATCCACAGACCATGTACGAGATAGCAATATGGATCAAGAACCATGTGCCATTTGATCAATTGATACTGGAATACGGCAACTCACAGATTTGGACACATATATCATTCAATGGTGAAGGAACCCAGCGCGGACAGATATTGACCTGTCCTAATCCAAGTTCATCAAGTCCTGCATATAAACCAGGCCTTCTCCTATTAAAATGGAGCAGATAAGTCATAAATAATATGATAATTCTAGGGAGAAGACCGTGGCTGCTATAACTGAACTCGATATCAAAGAAGAAGTCTATAGTGACTTTCAGTCTAACTTTACTATACATCCAATTAAGAAAGACCTAACCCGGTTGACTAATGAGGATGCAGTTAAAAGATCTATTCGAAATATACTACAGACGAATTACTATGAAAGACGATTTAGACCTAAGTTCGGTGCTAACATCAATGCTTATCTATTTGAAAACATGACACCTATAACACTACATGCAATTAAAGCTGCTATCATCACAGCTATAGAGAATCATGAGCCACGGGCTCAAATTATCGATGTAGTAGTATCTGGTGGTGATGATAATGCAGTCAATGTTACACTCACATTTTCTATAATAAATAGTCTACAGATTGTTTCTCTAACAACATCCCTAGCTCTAGGTAAGGTTCGATAATGGCTTCAAATTCCGCACTCGTTGTATCAGATCTTGACTTTGGTACGATTCGAGATAATTTATCGATATATCTTGCCAGTCAAACACAGTTTAAAGACTATGACTTTGAAGGGTCTAACTTATCTGTTCTTCTAGATGTTCTTGCATATAACACATATATGAATAACTTCTATACAAATATGGCTATCTCTGAGATGTTCCTTGACTCTGCACAGATTAGAGACTCAATCGTTTCTCGTGCCAAGGAATTAAACTATACGCCCCGTTCATATAGATCAGCTACTGCGTATGTTAATATTACAATAACACCTAATGATACACCTGCATCTATTGTAATTCCAAGAGGTTCTGCATTTAATACTAGAATAGATAATAATATCTATACATTCACGACGGATGCACCGATCATAGTGACAGCAGCTGAAAACTATACGGTCTCTAATACTGCTATCTATGAAGGTACGTATGTAGTAGAATCTTATTTGGTCAATACTGCCAATACTGGACAGCGATTCATCATCAACAATACCTCCGTTGATACTTCTAGTATTGAAGTTAATGTTCAGAATTCATCTACTGATACTACGAACACTGCATTCATTCAAGCTACATCACTTCTTGGTTCTACATCTACTTCGAAGATCTTCTTTGTTCAAGCTGCAGATAAGAATCGGTATGAACTTGTGTTTGGTGATGGCATAGCTTCAGCTGCAGTTATAAATGGCAATATTATCAATGTAACTTATAGAACAGCTGTTGGTGCAGCGGCAAATAAAGCTACTACATTTAAAGCTGCAAGTACTATTGCTGGTTACGCTACTGCAAGTATTGCAGTTACAAATACAATTGCAGCGTATGGTGGTGCCGATCCTGAATCATTTAGATCAATCAAGTTTAATGCTCCTCGTCACTATCAAACACAAGAACGTGCAGTGACGAATGATGACTATCGTACGATACTATTAGCAAAATATCCAGATATTAGATCAGTCAATGTATATGGTGGTGAGACAGTATATCCTCCTCAATATGGTAAAGTATTAATATCAGTAGATTTTAATTCATTTGATGGTATACCTGCTGTGATCAAGGATGATATCCAAGCATACTTAGTTGCTAAGATGCCAATCTCGATTGAACCATTGGTCGTATCTCCTGAGTATACATATATTGACGTTATTGCTTCAATATCATATAATATAAACATATCTACTAAGACACAGCCGGCGATTCAAAATTTAGTTATTGATGCAGTCACTCAATATAATACTGACTATCTAGATGATTTTAATATTAAATTCCGTCAAAGTAAATTAGCTGCAGCTATTGATGGTGCAGATTCTAGTATTGTTAGTTCTAATCTAGTAACAAGATTGATAAAAAATATCTCTCCTGTTATAGATACAGCTGAAACTTTTAATTTAACATACTTAAACCCACTAAGTCCTAGTACATTGATCTCTGGTACATTCACATATGCCAACGTGACAGCATATTTAAAGGAAAATGGTGCCGGGGTTATTAATATTGTTACAGTATATAATAATGTAGAGTCTGTAGTAGCGGCATCCGTTGGAACTATTAACTATACTACAGGTGTAGTCACTATTAAAATGCCAGCTATTGAAGCTTATACTGGCGACTCAATAAAAGTATATGCACAATCCACTGTTCAAGACTTCTCTGTTATCAATAACACAATACTATCTATTATCCCAGAAGACATCTCTGTCACAGTAACGGCTGTACGTGAATAATGAAAAACATAGAACAATATATTGCTCCTTTAGTAGAAGCTCAATTCCCGCAGTTTTATCTGCAGGAAGGTCCAGCATTCGTAGCCTTTACAAAGGCCTATTATGAGTGGTTAGATCAGGGCGGTAGTGAATCTAGACAGCTTTTAGAATATAGAGATGTAGATTCTACCGTTGAAGCATTTATTGATCACTTCAAGAGTGAATTCTTAAATGCGCTTCCTGCTACAACTGCATCTAATACTGCACTTATTGTAAAACATATTCAAGATCTATATAAGTCAAAGGGATCATCTGAGTCCTATAAACTGCTATTCAGACTAGTATTCAATGAAGATATTGACGTATATGATCCGTCAACAGACGTACTACGGGCATCAGACGGCATTTGGATTATACCAAGATATATTGAGTGCACTAAGGCTGATCGTACAGTTACATTTATTGGTAAACAAATTACTGGTGTTAAGTCTGGTGCTAAAGCATTCGTAGAGAATGTCGTCAGAAGAAAAATCAATGGCCGAGATATTGATGTAGTATATATTTCTAATATTGATGGCACATTCCAAACTGGTGAATACGTTACAGATAATAATATCCTTGAAGGATCTCCATATATTACCGGATCACTTAATCAGATAACAATAACATCTGGTGGTGCTAATAATAAGCTCGGTGACCTATTCAACATTACTGGAACAGGCGGTAAAACAGGTAAAGCTGTTGTTCGTGGTATTGAATCTGGTACTGGAAAGGTGTCATTCGAAATATTAGACAGTGGATATGGATATACTACTAACTCTACTATTTTAGTATCAAACGCAGTAATTAATATCAATAACGTAAATGGTGCTTTTAATCCTTATATGACAGTAATTCAACCAGTATATCGGTTTGATTATAGTACACTTGTAGGAGCAAGCAATACGTTTGCATATCTAGATCAAGTATCTGGATATAGCTCAGCTGGAACACAAGTAGCTAATGGCTACGTTATAGGAACTAGTGCAGCATCTAATACAACATCGGGTAATGTGACTATTTCAGTAACTGGCGGTAATTGGGGATATGCAAATGGAACTATTAGATTATTATCTAATTCATCCGTTAATGCAGCATTCGTATCTACTGCTAATTTATCTGCAACTGCATCTATAGTTACCTCGAATGCTACTGCAGTAGGTCTATATAATGTCAGTGGAACATTACGTGCAAATGCTTTTATTAAAGCTTATGAACAGATGGCAGTATTTGGCAAGCTAGCTTCTAATATTGCAACACCAAATGTAGCCGGTACAAATACATGGTTTTCTACTAATACCAGCTTAATTTCTCCAGATGATATATTATACTTTAGAGCAAATACTGGATATATTGGTGTAGTAAAGTCTGTAACATCTAACACGGAGTTAGTACTGTACTCTAATTCTGTTTATACTTTCTCAAATGCAGCAGTCTGGATGTTTAGACAAGCATCATCTGCAAATGGTGGTAGTCTTTATAATACTGGTAGTGGAGCATCATTTAAAGTTGCATCACTAGTAAACAGTGAAACCGTAACTCTCTATACTGACTTATTGTCTGCTAATAATAGTGTTGGAGTTCCGTTCTTAGATATGCTATTAAATGGTACTAATTCAGGTACTGTAGGTTATGGATTTCCTGGAAACAATAATGTCGGTTATACTAGTGTTATGTATACGGCGCTATCAACTACTACTGCAAATATTGGTACTATCAGTGGAATATCATCTATTAATCCTGGTAATGATTATAACGTAAATCCTTTGGTGACTATTAGAGATGCTAAAGTTGCTAGTGCTGGTTATAAAGATACAATAGTATATATTTCAAATACTAATAGTCTATTTTCACCGGGTCAAAAGTTAATTCAGAGTGTTCCAATTCCTAGAACCACTATAGTCATGTCATCTAATATAGGCGCGTTTGCTATCGGCGAAGGAGTCATTCAACAGACCTCTGCTGCTGTTGGTATAGTAGTCTCTACTAATGCTACTGCAGTAATAGTCACAAACTTTGGTGGTACGTTTGTTATAAGTAATAATATCATCGGTCAAGTATCAGGTGCTAATGGTGCAGTATCTGTAGTGACTCCAGATACAGCATATGCTATAGCTGATGGGATCATTAAGACTGTCACTGATACTACATTAACGGTTAGACGAACATCTTA